ATCTGGGGACACCTACATCTACATAGCCATTCGCCGTGGCCCTATGGCTGTGCCTGAGAGTGCGACTGATGTGTTTGCTATTGATACTGCTAACAGCACTGGAAATGCTCCACCTTGGATGTATTCAGGATGGCCTGTTGACCTTGGGATGCATACAAACAAAACTGGGTACGCTACAAACGCTAGGGTTGTGCCACGTCTTACGTCCCCAAACTATTTATATACATCATCTACCTCCGCAGAAATTAGTGCTGACACTACTAATAAGTTTGATTATATGGATGGCTACAATTCTGGAACCTTTACAAGCACAGATTTTATCTCTTGGATGTGGCGTCGTGCTCCCAGCTTCTTTGATGTCGTTGCTTACACGGGGAACGGAACAGCAGGGCGTACTGTAAGCCATAACCTTGGTGTTGCACCTGAGATGATATGGGTGAAGAATAGGGCAGATTCCGATAATTGGGAAGTATATCATTCTGCTCTTACAGCAACATCTAGTTTGCGATTAAATACAACCAATGATGAAATTGTTGCATCAACACGATGGAACAACACAGAACCTACTGACACAGTGTTCACTGTTGGAACTTGGAATACTACAAATGGCTCTGGGGATGGCATGATAGCCTACCTATTCGCAAGCCTAGATGGTGTTTCTAAAGTAGGGAGTTATACTGGGAATGGTTCTACGCAAACGATTGACTGTGGGTTTAGCAGTGGTGCTAGGTTTGTGTTGATTAAAAGGACTGATAGCGCAGGCAATTGGTATGTCTGGGATACGGAACGTGGTATCGTTTCTGGCAATGACTCGCACTTGTTGCTAAACACAACGGCTGCTGAAGTTACAACGTATGACAGCATTGACCCTGTAGCATCAGGCTTTGCAGTCAATCAGGTCGGAGTACTGAACAATAACGAATCGGGCGCAAGCTACATCTTCTACGCAATCGCATAATCAACTGACACAGGAGACTTTCAATCATGTCAGAATATCGCAACCGAACAACAGGTGAAGTTAAAACACAAGGGGCTTGGCGAGCAGCAAACCCCAACATGTCCCTGCCACGGGTCTGGAAACAGGCAACCCTAGACGCACTAAACCTTGATCCAGTGCTAAAGTCACCCGCTGCAACCGTCGGGCAATACCAAACATCAGTGCGTGATGGTGTTGTCCAAGATGCTAACGGCAACTGGGTAGAGAACTACGTTGCCCGTGACATGTTTGCAGACACCACAGAGGATGGCGTTACAACAACCAAGGCAGAGCATGAGGCGGCGTATCAGGCTGGCTTGGATGCTAAGACTGCCGAAGGTCATCGCACCACACGCAATAAGCTATTGGCTGACAGCGATTGGACGCAGATGAATGACAGCCCTCTCAGCAATGAGGTCAAGACGGCTTGGGCAACCTATCGTCAAGAGTTGCGTGATATGTCAGATTTAGCATCATGGCCTAATATTGCCGATGATGATTGGCCTGTAGCACCATAAGGAGAACAACAATGGGATATGTCTTAGGTAACCGAAGTAAGGAAAAACTACAAGGTGTTGACCCACGGCTAGTTGCTGTTGTTGAAAGAGCTATTGAAATCTCTGAGCAGGACTTCTCTGTAATCTGTGGTTTACGTACTGTTGAAGAACAGGAAGCTCTAGTAGCAAAAGGTGCATCACAGACGATGAAGTCTAAGCATCTAGAAGGTAAAGCTGTAGACCTAGCTGCCTACTGTGATGGCATACGTTGGGAACTAAACTTGTACGACGAGATTGCAGATGCAATGCTCAAAGCTGCTAAAGAACTAGGAGTGACACTACGCTGGGGTGCTGCATGGCACAAAGCATTAAACGACTGGGATGGAACTGCAGAAGACCTGATGAATGAATACATTGACATTCGTCGTTCTGCTGGTCGTAGACCCTTCATAGATGCCCCTCATTTCGAGGTTCTATAGTCATGTACGAGATGGTAGACTTAATTATGCAATGGCTTGTAGCCCCTGTTATAGTCGTTGTATGGCATCTGTTTTCCCGATGTAATAAACACGAGACAGAAATAGCCGTACTTAAATCTCAACTAGAATCATCTAAAGTCTCATATGATCGTGAGATGAAAGAGATGAAAGAAACAATCAAAGCAATATTCCTAAAACTCGACAGTATAGAACAATCACTGCGAGATAGATAAATGGATAGTAAAGCCTTGGTTGGGGTGCTGTTTGCAGCCCTAATTGGTTTACTGGGTTGGAATATAAGCACAACCCATGAACTGACCTTACAAGTACAAAAACTAGAAATTATCCTTCTTAATGATGCCTTTGCAAAATAGAGGGATGGTAAATGTTAGACCCAGTTACTATTATTGGCGGCGCAACAGTCGCCTTTAATGCTATCAAGAAGGGCATTGCCGTAGGGAAAGACTTGCAAGATATGCACGGTCAGTTATCCCAATGGGCAGGTGCTATGTCAGACTTAGGTCAGGCAGAAAAACAAGCTAATAACCCACCTTGGTGGAAATCATTAGGTGGGTCTGTAGAAGCAGAGGCTCTGGAAGTTTGGAACGCAAAGCGTAGGGCAGAGGCCATGCGTGAAGAGCTACGCCAACATATTTCATTCGTCTATGGGCCAACAGCATGGGATGAATTAGTGCGTACAGAAGCAAAGATCAGAAAGCAAAAGAAAGACCAAGAGTATCGTAAAGCTGAGATACAAGAAGCTATTATCACTTGGTCTATCACTGGTTTGTTGTTGTTAATATTCTTTGCTGGATTGGGTGCAATAGTTTATGCAGCCAGATGATAAGAATTGGTGATAAGTATCATGTCTACGATAAGGACGGTAAGATACTAATTATTACCAGAAGTAAAAGGATTGCTGAAAATGTCTATAACACCAGAGTGGCTAGATAAGTGGCGTATATGGCCTCGTATGATAATCACACTTTATGGCTTTGCTTTCTATAAAACGACAACATGGTTTATGGACTTACCTGACCCTACAAATGCTCAAGCAGGGTTTGTGTCGGTTATCGTAGGTGCAGGAGCAGGTTTCTTTGGGATATATGTAAATGGTAAGTCGGCTGATAATCGTAGCTCTACTAACGTCAACATTAAGTAGTTGTGGTCTAACATCACTAATTCCTACTGGTGGGACTAATGTAGCTGCTAACACTCAAGTGGGTGCAGAGAACAATCAAGGTGTAAACACAAGCATTGATCGTAGTGTTAGACCTGTAGCTAAACCAGAAGGGCCAGTAGACACCATAGACCAGTCTACCAGTACGACAAACATATCTGAGATAGACCCACTGCTATTATTGCTTTTGATCCTTGGGTGGCTTGCTCCTAGCCCCTCAGAGATAGGTAGAGGTTTGATAAAGTTATTCAGACGTAAAGAATAAATAAATAAACATTGCAAAAAACTAAACCCCTGAATCCTTAGTTGGACTCAGGGGTCTTTTTGTATCTACTCTTCTGATAGACCTAGCTTGGTCATACACATAGCCATACCTTCATACAGCATTTCTATGTCAGCCTCTGCTTTAGTTATCTTTCGTAGGCAATATGCATTGGCTAATAGGCTAATTACCAACACGCCCTCTACTACACTCATTTACGCTCCTGTTGTTGTATTAATGCTTCTAGATACCATCGGGCCTTCTTAAGGTCTTCTACACCATTCTTGTATCGCCATCGGTGTAAATACTTTGCCACATTCCCACGGTAGTACCCTATTAGTTCTTCATCTGTCAGAAAGTCTTTGATGTACTCAATACACTCAATAGCACCAGTACCATAGTGTGCAGGGTTATTTACGTTATCACGTTCCTTGGATCGTTGTCGTTCCTCTAGTGACATTGGTGTTATCATTGGTGCTTCGCTCCATTCATTCATAGGTTCTCCTTCATAAAGACTTTCACCCACTGTGCGCAGATGTCGGATCGTATAATGTCGTCTACACCAAACTCAATGATTGGTACAGGCAACATATGCTTCTTTGCTAGGTGAATAACTTTAGACAGACCATCAGCTTCTTTCAGGTCTGACTGTTGTATATCACCATTAAGTACTATAGTGGTGTCTTCACCTACCCTAGTCAAGAGCATCTTAAGTTCATGCGTAGTTATATTCTGCGTTTCATCGACAATTATAAAGGCATTATCGAAGCTACGCCCACGCATAAGTGCAAGAGGTGCCATCTCAATGTTTCCATTCTTTATGCCAGTTTCCACTGCCCCCTTACCTAAGTGTTTCTCCAATACGTCTAATACAGGTAATGCCCAAGGCATTGTCTTTTCCTGTAGATCACCCTTAAGAAAACCTAACTCTTTACCTACGGCAACGTGAGGTCTTGTGATGACGATTTTATCAATCTCTTTCGTCGTGTAGAGGTCGGCAGCATAAGTTGCAGTAACATACGT